GTAAATCCACTAGCATCAAAACTTGTTATGCCAAAGTTAGCATCAACAGCATTTGTTAAATCTGTGTAAAGGCAACCGTTAGTTGCACCACGAACAGAATCGTTTGTTTGATGGGAATAGGCAGCCGATCTACTTTTGATCCATACCCAATCAGGTTGGAATGAAACACCATTAGAAGTGTTTGTAATTGCCCTAGAACCTACCCCTGTTCCTGTCCACAGCGTTGCCGCCATGTAGTTCGCGCCGTTGCTGATCGTCGGCGTGGGCAGGTTCTGTGTGCAGAGGGCTTTGAAGCCTGATGGGGCGGTGTAGGAAAATGCAGTCTGCCCGGCGTTCAATGTCAAATCCGCCGAGCCAGTAAAGGTCATCACGCACAAATAATACTGATCAACACTACTTGCTATGCTTTGAGTGTAGACGGATGAACCGTTTTTGTAGTAAGTAATTTGGTTTGCAGACCTATCAACGGCTACGCTGATTGTGTTGCCGTTTGTATAGGATATTCCGGGCGATCCTGATGTATAAGTTGAGCCAACATAAGTGCCGCCACCATTACGATAGCCACGAAAATTTGCTGGCAAACCAGAAGTTGATCCACTATTTGAATAATACGCAGGAACTATAGAGCCATCGTCGATGCCTATCGTTACATCACTTGAAGCGCCAACACTTGTCACTACAAATTCAGCATAAAACTTTTGCCCTGACGCAATTCCAAATGTGGATAGATGCGGTCTGCCATACCCCGGCGATGCCGTAACCATCCGCAAATTACCGTTTGAAAATGTCGTGTCGGTAGCATTCAAAGGATTGAATGTGCAGTAGTCACCACGCACCTCACCACCAGCACCTGTATCGCTGCCGTAGTTGGTTGGCACATCAACCATGCTGTCGTAGGTCGTGCCAGCGGTCACGCTGATGTTGTTCGGTGTCCAGTTGTTGCCGTTGCCGCTTGAGTCCTTGCCGATGGTTGTGGCAGTAGCACCGCTGTTGTCGCTGAAGTTCAGATAGAAGCCATTCGTTCCATACGTTCCGGTGTAGCGAATGGGATTCCATACGCCGGTCACAGCGTCTGTTGCGCCAAAGCTGGTGGGTGTTAAGGCTTGACCGTCAACAAAGTTGATTTCGGTTAGGTAGCCGTCGTAATACGGCGCACCGCCGCCAGCCCTTGCCCCAATTGCTGTTGCTTGATTGTTATTTATTGCAAAAGTGGTATTTTGGTTTGGATAGGTTGCCGTTGTAAGCGCAGTGACTTGCGCCCCGTTGTAATACAACTTCAGCCGGTTAGATGCAGTGGCTTGAGTGGTATCAAGTACCACCACTAAATGAAACCATGCGCTTGGATCGCGTCTAGCAGGTGTTTCTGCTATGTTTAATACAGCACTTCCACTAATTTGCCCATATACAGCAATACATGGTACAGAGAGGCCATTGTCCGTTACTTGAATGGTGAATAAATCACTGCCAAAAGAACCTGCACTTAGTAAAGTAAGTGATTGATTGTAGTCAAGCGGTGATTTTTTAATCCACGCACTATATGTCCATGTTGAACGATTGGTTGCGCTTGAAGGCGTCCGACTGAAATAGGCAGACGCAGACGCACGAATCCGCACACTGCGGCTGATGAGGTAATAGCCGCCAACAGGCCACGTTCCCGCAGCTTGCATCTGTTCTTCAAGCGTAAAGATACCGCTTGCCACACCGCTGTTGACAGTCGGTGCAGTTGCGCTGATTACATTACCAAGGTAGCCGTTGATTGGCATGGCTGCCTCTTAGGAGATGTCTTCGTAGGAGATCGAAAAGGTCAGCGCACTGGCCGTGCCGGAAGTGATGGAGATTGAAGTGCCTTCCATCAGGTAGATCGCGGTTGTCTTGTCCACACAGATCAGCGAAGCGTTGGCCGGAACCGAGATAGCTGAAGCCACCGGGTACGCCGTACCACCCGATGGGGCAGAGCCTTGTGCCACAGCGCCGTTGCTGTAGATCGACACCGTGGCGTTAGCTGCTGTTCCAGTCGTGTTAGCTGCGACGATCTGGTTGATCTTGTAGACCTTGCCAGAGGAAGCGGCATTAGGCAGCAGAACAACCGCAGTCGTGCCTGATGGGGTGTAGTAGGTCGTCGTACCGTATATGGTTGTTACGTTGACGATATTGGGGTTAGCCATGATTGCTCCTTAGAAACCAAAGATCATCGCCATTGCGATGGATTTGCCGGTTGTGATGCCAGATGCTGTTGCCCAAGTCGGCGGGGCATCTCCGTTTGATTGCAGTACCTGCCCTGCTGTGCCGTATGCGGTGCCGGTTGCGCCGAAGGACACGCCCCCATTGGAGGTGACGCGGATGCGCTCTGTGCCGTTGGTGCTGGCCGTCATGTAGTTTGCGCCAGTGGCAGACAGCGCCAAGGTTCCCGCATTTGTGACAGAAGGCGTGGTGAGAGAAGTGGTAGCCGAGAGGGTGGTGAAAAATCCGGCCAACGGGGTGCTCGTGCCGATGATCACGTTGTTGATCTGGTTGCCGCCGCCTGCGATCGTCCCAGAGAGCGTGAACGCGCCAATCGTGTTGGCCGTCAACGTGGTGCCGTTGAAGGTCAGGTTGGCAGAATCGGTCAACTCACCAGAGGTGGTCGCATACGTAACACGACCAGACGTCAAAGCTGAATCAATCAAACCCGCAGCGGTCAGCTTTGTGCCGTTGAAGGTCAGGTTGGCAGAATCGGTCAACAGTCCCGCAGTCGTGGCATACGGAACACGGCCGGAGGTCAAGCTGCCCACTGCCAGCGTCGCCATGTAGTTGGTTGCCACCACCACATCCGTGCCGTTGCTGACCAGCACCATCTTCTGACCATTGGGCACCGCTACGCCGGTCTGCCCACTGACCTTCACCTGCACCGGGTAACCACCGCTGGTGTTGTTGTAGATGAAGTAGAGCTTCTTGTTGGCCGGGACAACTAGGCTGGTGGTGCTGAATGTCAGCGCGCCTGTCATCTCGATGAACATGTTACGGGCAACACCGGTCGCGCCGTTGGGGATCGTGATGGTGGTCGTGGCCCCAGAGCCGTCAGTGATGGCTTGCGTCACATAGCCACTGATCGCTTGCTCTAGCAGCGTACCAAGGTTGGTATTGGTGATGTCGCCCCATTGATTGGCCTTTTCACCTGTGGCCATCAACTCAAGTGCAAGGTTGGTCGAGTAAGTAGAAGCCATTTGTCACCTATGCCGCAAGTTTGGTCCAAGCCGGAGCCTGAACTGAAGAATCCGTTACCCAGCTCGGACTTTGTGTGCTGCTATCTGCCGTCCATGTCGGGCTCTGTGTGCTGCTGTCCTGCACCCAGCTTGGACTTTGCGTGCTGCTATCAATCGTCCATCCCGGGCTGTATACGTTGTTGTCCTTGGTCCAAATCAGGACCGAGTTTACCGAACCTACCGCTGAAACTCCAGTGACAGATACCACCGTCACCGTCTGAATCACTACGCTGTTGACCGAGCCCGTCGCCGTAACGCCGGTCACAGACACGTTGGTGTCGATCGCCGGTGTGACGCTGTTGACCGACCCCGTTCCCACCACTCCAGTGGCATTGACGGACTTGTTCAACACAACCCCGGCAATGACGCCTGTTCCTACTACGCCGGTCACCGCCACGTCCATGCTCAAGCTGATGGACACGCTGTTAACCGAACCTGTTGCTGACAGCCCCGATACCTCTACGGAGTCGCCTACTTGAGGCTCTACGCTGTTGACAGAACCCGTTCCCACAAGCCCTGTCACAGTAAAACTGGTGTCGATTTGCGCTACGACAGTGCCAATTGCACCCGTCGCCGACACCCCAGCTACTTCAAAACCGTCGTCTATCTGAAGCGAAACGCTGTTGACCGACAGTGTCCCTACCAGCCCACTAACTTCAATACTGTCATTTACCTGAATCGAAACACTGCCAATCGATCCTGTTCCTACTACTGCACTGACCTCAACGTCTTCATTTACCTGAATCGAAACCGTTCCAACACTGCCCGTTGCGGATACCCCACTGACCTCTTCGTCAATGTTGACCTGCACCGTGACGCTGTTGACCGATCCCGTGGCCGAGACAAACGACGCTGCATCGCCCCAGCCTTGCTGCCCCCAACCAACTACCGAATTCCAACCATCAAACGCTACTGTCGCATCCGCTCCAATCAAGAAGCTGACGCTGTTGACCGATCCAGTAGCCGAAACGGAGGATGAACCGTTTCCCCACCCCTGCTGACCCCAGCTAAGAGCGGAATTCCATCCGTCAAACGCTACTGTCGCATCGGCCAACTACCCACCTTACGCAATCTGGATGATCGCGGTACCTGCGCCAGCCGTCGGGAACACAATGGTGAACGTACCGCTGGACACCACCTGATCCGTCACGAAGTCCAAAATGCACACCGCATAACCCGTGCTGGCCTGATAGATCATCGCACCGCGCGACGTGAACGTAGCCGAAGTCCAGCTGGTATCGCTGAAGTCCACAAAAGCAGTCGTGCCACTGGAAGTCGGCGTCACGTTCACCAGCGTGTTGCCGCCGGTGGTGTAGCCGCTGCCGTTGGGCAGCTCGTCGCTGTTGCCCGTCATGTTGCTGTAGTTGGTCGTCGCAGCACCATACGTGCCTGTGATGCTGGCATTGGCCTTGAACAAGGCAATCTTGTATGCAGGGGATGCCCCGTTGGTGAAGTTCTGCGCTCCAGTGAGCAACTGCACCTTGAAGCTGGTGCACATCGCTTGTGTCAAACCTGCCATATCACTCTCCTAATTAAACGCCACGCGCATACGGCGGGGGATTCGAGACCAACGGAACGCGGAGCATTCCATCGCGGTATTCGTCGCGACGTCCGCGACCTTGCTGCTCTGCTGCCAACTTGGCCACAGCGTCGTTGTAACGCTGCTGGAACTGACCAATCATTTCCTGCGGACCTTTGGTGAACAGGTACGCTTCTACCAACACAGCATAGGTCAGCACTTCCGGTGCGTTGTCCGAAATCCATGTGTTGGGATTGGCGGCTGACAGTTGCGTCGGACGGCGGAAGTACGCCAGCTCCAACTGGTAATTTAACGATCCTGTCAGCGCAGGTGCAATGTAGAGCGTGGTCTGATCCCACAAGGCGTAGTATTTCGGCGTCGCCGAGCTGGTGGACGTGTTGGCCACGTACTCAGTCATGAAGCTGATGTCGCGCTGCTCGAGCATGACGCGGTTGCCATTGGTCGGGATGTACTGCAGGTAACGCGGGAACAGGAAGCCACTGGGCACCTGTACCTTGGGATTGGTTGTGCCGATCGTTGCAACGTCGTACTCCTTGAACGCGTCAAGGTCGACGTCCCGCATGATGCGGTTCTCAGAGACAAGAATGAAGTTACCCAACACCGTCGGTGTGAAGACGTTGGAGTCGATCTCCATGTAGCTCTTGATGTTGTCCGTGAACTGTGTGTAGTTCATGTGATTACGACCGTCACCGAATTAAGCATGCATTGGGCCAGAACCAGTTCCTTCTCTGGGTCCGGAAACATTCCTACCGAAGCAAACATCGAGTTGCCCGGGCCGCCGACGTACACGTCAAAAGGCTCTTTGGGCTGCGGACGCGGCTCTTGCAGGGCAATTGCATCCGAGACATTTCGGCGAGGCTCAAGCTGCGGGTGCTTGGGCTCGTAGCAAAACGGGCAGGTCTTCAGACCCTGCCATTCCTTTCTCAGCTCACTGAGAAAGAACCGCTGGTTACAACGGTCACACAGCGCAAGGGATCGTCTTCCTTGCGCATACATTATGCCATCGTCCGGTCAGGAACCAGATACACGCTGGCGATATCGCGGTCCTCCTGCGCAGCACGCAGGAAGTCCTCTTCGTAAATCTGCTTGAGCATCGTCATGCGCTCCGGCGCGCGCTTCATCGAGATGTAGTAGGCCAATCCCGATGCCAGACACGGCAGGAAACGGAAGTTGATGTCCGTCGTGTTGGTGTATGCCCCCGCATCCTGAATGCGCCTGATGGCGTAATACACGAACGTGTAGGCCACCGAATCATCCGGGTTGGGGTAGAAGTACACCTGCGGTGTGATCGTGCGCTGCACGTAGAACTGAGCAGGCCTTGACTGTGTGCTGATCTTGACCGGCGTGTGCAGCCACTCGGCGCGGCTGAAACGATTCAACGTGATGTCTGTTTGGACACCGTTCACGTTCGAGCGGATCACGGCTTCGAGCACGTTGACAGTATCCAACGGGAGGTTGTACTCGTACACTCCCGCCGTCAATGCCAGCGTGCGTTGTTCAATCGTCCAGAGGTTCAGGCCACGGCTCGCCCAATCCAAGAACATGAGGTTCAAGGAACGGCGAGCCGTTTTGATGTCGTAGCCTGCACGAGCTTGAAGACCGCAGCGCTCATACGCTTCGGCGATCAGCTCATCCACGTCCAGATCGAACGTGGTTGTTCCGGACGTGGTCATTACCAGCTGGTCGGCTGCGGAATGCGCTTGGTCGGGGGATTCTCAACCGAACCCGCATTCTTTTGCGAGTCAAAGTTGACGTCCACCGGCACCGGCTTCTTGGCCTGTTCAGTGCTCTCGGACATCACAGCACCGAACCCTTTGATTGCGGCTCCAACGCCGCGCTTGCCACCTTGTTTCATGTGATTCTCCTTGGTTAGCCAAACTTGCGTTTCATGGAGCTGCCGCGCTTCTTGTGCTCGGCCTTTTCCATGGCGGCGGATTCCTTTGCCTCATGCTTCATCATAGCTGCTTTGCTGGCGTACCGCTCGCCGCTGCCCTTTTCCATGATGCCGCCCTTGGCCTTCTTCACCGCCTTGTGCGCCACGCCCATCGGCTCGTTCTCATGCTTTTGCATGGCCATGTCTTGCTTGCGATCATAGGCTGACGGCTTGACTTCACCGCCCTTGGCATACGCGCGCTGGGGAGCGATCATCGGCAGGTTCTTGGCCAGCTTGCCGGGCATCAGAGCGCGGCCCTGACGATCCTTGATGGCATCGCCGCCACTGGCCATCTTCTTGGCCTTGGTGATCGAACCACCCTTGGCGGCTTTGATCGGCATACCCATTGCCATCATCTTGTGGCGATTGGTGTTCTTGCTCGTGTATTCCATGTCCGTCCTTTCAACACTTCCATCGTTTGAGAGAGGCTTTGGCACGCTCGGCCGGGCCCTTTGATTTTGCCACCACTCCTGCCATCCGTGCACAAAACGACCGCTTGCGCGGGCCGCCTTCAGGCTGTGGAGCCTTCAGGTTGCTGCCTGTCTCACGGTTGTACTTCGCCCTGCCTTTGGCCGTCAGGCCTGCGCCTTTTTCCGTGGGAAGCTTCTCGCCTCGTCCAACGGAGAGCACAGGCCCGCCTTTCTTCAGCTTGGCGGTCTTGGCTGATTCCTTGAAGGCTTCAGCCGTGGGCGCACCCGGTTGACCAACAGCGCGCATTTTCTCGCCAGAGCCTGCAGCGATTCTTTTGCGCTTTGCATTGATATTGGCATAGAGCCCCCGACTGTTAGCCATAGAACGCCGTCGCCGTGACAGTTGAGGGCAAACCGACGTACAGGCCGTTCTCCGACAGCACGCCGTCGCCGGGGCACGTGAAGGAAAAGGTTGTTGCGTTGGTCGTGTCAGCTTCCACCAAAATACCAGCGTACATCGTGACGTTGCCACTGGTGGTAGCCGATGCCGCCGTGACGGTGAATTGCGAAGAGCTGGCTGTCGCCACCGTGTACACCGCATCAGATGCCGTGCCCGAGGTGAAGTCCAGCCAAACACGGTCGCCAACCGCCAAGGTGTTGGTCATGGTGACAGTGATAGTGGTGGTGGTCTGCGAGTACGTGCCCGAAGTGGACGTGTTGCTTGCAAACACCATGTGCGCAGCGGTTGTCGTCGACGGGGCAACAATTCCACCCTTCAAACGAATACGCCCGCTGCTGACAAGCACGCCCGATGTGGCACGGTGCCCCGACTTTACGTCGAACTGAAATGTCATGATTCCCCCATTAAGGAAAGGCCCCCATCACAGGGGCCTTGTTGATTAAACGGGGTTGGCAGAGCCGTCTTGTGCGCGCTGCAGGTACTCAACCGTGACGACCGTCGAACCGGCAGTCGGGTTGCCCGTGGCGGCAGTGAACGTGCCGTAGATCGTGACATCGCTGGTGCCGATGTTGTTGGTCTGCGCCACAACCATGGCAGCATCGATCGTGGCTTGCGCCAGTTTGGCCGAGCTGGTGCCAGTGTTGATGGTGGTCACGTACTTGTTGGCAACGGTGCTGTTGCCAATGGTGACACCCACGTTCGAGACGCTGCCGCCGCTGATCGCGGTGACAACTTCGATGTCGAAACGAACGATCTTCGCGCCCGCCGGAAGAACGAACAGAGCCTGTGCGGTCGGCGAGGTGGTCATGGCCGCAAACGAGACCGTTGCGGTCTGGGCAAGAATCGGAGTACCGGCATTCATGCCGCTGGCAACAGTGCCTTGGCGAACGGTACCGGAACGAAGGGGACCTGAGAAGGTGGTAAATGCCATGATGGTTCCTTGTGTTGTAGCACGCCCCGGCACAGTCTCTACGACGTCGGCTAGGGCCGTCTGTGCTGGTGAATATCCCTAGAAAACAGGGGGACCGAGGCCCCCCTGTCTCACTACTGCATCAAGCTCCCGGCGAGCCGTAGGCACCGCGCGGGTCGGACCAGCCGAAGCTGTAACGCTCGCGAGCCTTGTAACGCACGTTGCCGGTGTCGAAGTCACCCTCGAAGGCAGTGCGGATCGGCGCACGCTGGAACATCTTCAGACCGTTCGGAGCGTCGGTCATCAGGAACCATGCATCAGCGTCGGTCAGGTAGTGGTTGACCACAAACCCTTCCGGAATCAGACCCATGGACTTGATGGCGTTGATGTCGTTGTCGGCCGTTGCGGTACGCAGGGTCGACTTCATCAGACGCTCGGCGGTGAACTGGTTCTCTTTCGGAACCACCATGCGGGTCGCCATAACGGCGATCTTCAGGCCACGTTCGTCGGTGAACCCGGCGATGTCGATGATGCCCTGTTCGAGGGAAGTCTCGTTCAGGTCAGCAGCGGTCGCAGGGGTGTTCGAGAAGGTCGGGCCCAAAGCGGTCGGGTGGGCGGTGCTGAACAGAGGCACGCCGTCGCCGCCGTAGTACTGAGCGGAGTTGGTGAAACCGTTGTTCAGAATCGACGCACCGTTGACCTGCTTGGTGTGTGCCATGGAGCGAGCCAGCGCCTTGGTGTAGCGCGCAGCCAGACGGTCATACAGGTTGTCTTCGATCGCCTCTTCGGTGATCGAGAACGCCAGTGCAACGGTCTGGTGGGTGTAGCGAGCGGTGAACGACTCGTTGGCTTGGTCGTATGCAACGCCCGCGCCTTCGGCCTTCACAGGCGCTTGCGCAAACCCGGTCAGCATCACTTCTTCTTCAAATGCACGCTCGGAACCTTCGATGGCGAAGATGTCCTCGTGCTCGTTTTCGTAGCGCTTGTACTCCAGACCAAACAAAGCGTTCAGTCCGGGCTCAAGCTCTTTTACCAGTTGTGCGCGTGTAATGGCCATGGTTAGACTCCCGCAGTGCCGGTACTAGAACCGTACAGGTGGTTGTTGATCTTGACGATCAGTTGGGTGTTGGCCGAGGTCAGGTCATTCACGCTCGGGTTTTGGTTCACACCAATGATCTTCAGTTCGTAGGTTGCATTGCCCGTTGCCGGGGTGCCGATCTGCATGCCAGAAATGCCGGTGGTGGTGCTGCCCGACACGCTGGTATCGATCTGCGCATTGCGACCAATCGCGGTGTTGCCGGGAGTACCGACAGCTTGGGCGACGAACGAGGCCGAAGGATCGTCCACGACGAAAGCTACGATGTCCGAAGCAACGATGCTGCCCGGGTAGTAGTTCTTGAACGTGGTCTTCTTGGTGGTCGGGTCGGTGTACTGACAGCCGATGAACACACCCAGTGCTGCGCCCGACGAGTATGCGGCCAGATAGCCACTCGCCAGAGTTACAAGGTCGCCCTGAAAGATCGCGGTGCCGTAGTTGCTCGAAATGCGATATTGCGTATCGCCTTGGTTCGCAACAGTGCTGCCCACTCGACCAATCGGACTAAACCCAAAGGCTTTATTTTGGTTAGCCATGGAAGTTCTCCAAATGATTTGAGGTCAATTACCCCTCGCCATTGCGAGGAGTGTTGAAAGATACACGAGAGGTCCGTTCCGGATTGTTGATACGCATTGAAGAATGCGCATTCTCACGCATCATGTCGTTGTCGACTGCTTGGAGTTGATCCCGCGCTGCTTTGGCATAGTACGCGTTGCGTTCGGCTTTGGTTTCGAGGGGAATCTTGGCGAGCATCAAACCACCGACCGAGACGACGCCTTGATACTTGCCGTCATCCACAGTAGGCAGCATGTCACGAAACTCTTCAGGCACTTCCTCGATTCTCACGAGTTCGTAACCCTCACGAAGCTTTCCGTAGACGTGTTGCTTGTCAACATGCCCATTCACCTCGGCACGAATCCAACGATAGTCGTAGCCTTCAGGAGCGGGAGGCGCATCCAAACGCGAAGGACGAACCCATGGACGACGGCGCGCAGTTGCCTCACGAGTCTTGTCGGTGCGGGAACCGCGATCAATTTTAAGCTGATCCATTTGAGTTACTCCTTCACATATTTGGCGTATTCCTCGAGAGGAACGCCAAGTTTCTTAGCAATCGCGACCTGACTCGGAGAGAGTCGAACGGCGCGGCGTGCAGAGCTATTGACCCCGGAGGATCGAGTGGCAGGCGCAACTGCTTGCACGGGACGTTGCGCTCTGGGTTGTTGCTGCGGCACTTCGCGTTGTGGTTCCGCATTGAACTCGTTCGGAAACACAGCGCGTACGCGCCTGTCCAGTTCATCATAATACTCATCGGACGACGCGTCAAACTTTTCTGTATCCACAAGCTGCTTGTGGATTTCCCACGCCGTCTTGGTCATCGTGACGTTCGTCCCGAACCACGGGTTGGCCAGCGCCCAGTCCTCTGCCCGAGGATCGGGCGGGGTCTGCGCACGCTGCGGTGCAGCATAAGGCTGTACCGGCGGGGGCGGGGTCTGCGCACGCTGGGTCTGCTCGGCAATCTGCCGCTGCTCCATCTGCAGGCTGGTCAGGCGCTCAAGTGCTTCGGTCTCGGTATCGATGTCCCCTTCCTCGCGGGCCTTCTTGATGATCTGCTTCAAGGTCAGCGCTTGGGTCTCGATCCGGCCCTTGGCCTCGGTCAACCGGCCGTTGTCAGTCTGGTGCAGCCGCTGGGAGAGCTCCTCGGCCTGCCGTTGCACGCCTTGGGCGTACTCCAGCGCGGCCTGTTCCCGGCGCTCGGTCTCGCGCAGGCGCGCAGTCAGCCGATCGATCCGCTTTTGGACCTTCTCGCTGTACTGCTCGAGCTCGTTCTCGGGCTTTTCCGGCTCCGCCTTGGGCTTTTCCGGCGCAGCTGCCACCGGTTCCGGCGCGGCAGGCGTCTCCGACTCAAGGTTGACGGTCACAGACTTGGGGTTGTCGCCCAAGTCCAATTCAATTTCTGGGTTGTCTGTCTCAATGGTCATTTTGGGCTCACATATGCAGGATGTCTTCGGGGTCCTGCACGATTCCGAGAATCTCGTCGTCGTTCAGGATGCGGATTTCGCCACCGTCAATGTTCATGCGGGAGCCGCCGTACCGGGCAAAGATCACCCAGTCGCCTTCCTTGCACCATGGACCGTTGGGGAACTTGACCTCGTCCTTGTAGGCCAGATCGCCCATCTTCAGCACGTAACCACAGGTCGTGGTCAGCTGGTTTAACTGCCGGGTCTGATCAGCCAAGGCAATACCACCCTTGCTCTTGTCCGGGCCCCGGTAGGGTAGAACGGTGATACGCCAGCCCGTGGGGCGCGGAATGCGATCCAGCACCTTCTCAGGCATGCTCGACGGATCAAGCGCGTTGTCCCCTTTGTAGAGGTCCTGCAGTTCCGGCTCGCGGGCCTGCTTGGCTGCCTCTTCTTCTTTCCACTTCTGCTCCAGTGCAGTCAGTGGTCGTTCCTGTGCTACCTCTGCATCACTCATGGGACTCCTTTATTGAGGTTGGTTACTGCTTTTGTTGAGACGATCCACAATGGCTCGCTCGACAAACTCTAGACCCTCAAGTCGTCCCATCATGTGTTTGTACTGCTCCATCGACTTCATGGAACCGTTCAACACAATGTGACTCGCGTCGGCTTTCAGCTGACGAATATCGTGCAGCACTGCTTCTGCAAACTCAAGCATGGTTACTCCATGTAAAAGCAAGCGGGCATGGGCCCCCGCCTGTCGGCCTTAAATCTGTGTGCTAGTACACGCCCACCGGCAGTTTGCCGTCGCGCTTGTAGGTGACGCTGCCCCCCTTTTTGCGGATCGCGGCGACTTGCTTGCGCGCGGTCGTAACAGAGGT